TTTTTTTTTTTTTTTTTTTCTGGGAAACACCCTTAATAGAATTGAATGTAGGAAAACCTGAATTTCAACGTAATTTGCCGTAATGAAAACACCTTTGACACTAGGGGTGTTTTCATATATGCTGTTTTAAGAGGGTATTCATAGGAGAAAGACATGGGTCGTGCAAATGATGTTGAAGTTAGATCACCGGGAATTACCCCAAAAGAGCATCCGCTCAGAAAAAACCAGTTCACAGGTCGCAGAAAATACCCCTTCAAGGCGATGATCGTAGGGGACTACTTTTGTATTGAAAACCAAGTAGATGCAAAAGCTGCTCGCAACAGTCTAAAAACTTTTTACAAAAAGTTGAAAGAGCAAGGTAAGAAGTGGAAGTTCACTGTTCGACCAAAACAATGCGGGATAGGGTTTTGGATTTGTAGGAGGGTCGCGTAATGTCTAATTTTAAAAAACCACAGAAGCTCCCCTTTGGTACTTTAGGGCAAGACCCTTTGTTAGCGGAAAGACTCGCAACAATACCGACCAGAAGTAAGCCTCTGAAGATGTTGACTCCTGTTCAGACAAAATTTATCCATGAGATCGTAGCAGGAGAGGGTAAGCTGACTCAAAAGGAAGCCGCCATACGTGCGGGTGTCCCAAAGGAAAAAGCGGCTCATACGGCTTCTGCTTGGCTTCAGCTCCCCACTGTCATTATTGGAATACAGCAATTCAGAGCTCAGTTGGCTGAAAAGTATGGTACTAATTTTGACCGACACATGCGTGATATGCAGATTATTCGGGACAAGGCACTTGAAGCAGGTAATTATGGGGCAGCTGTACAGGCAGAGTACAGGCGTGGGCAGGCTCTAGGCACGATATACATTGATCGCAAGGAGATTAGGCACGGCACAATCGATACGATGAGCAAAGAGGAAGTCATGCGCAAGCTTCAATCGATTAAAACAATGTATCTGACGGGTGCGCAGGGCATAGAGGACATTGAAACTAAAGAGCAGTTAGAAGAGCAAACAGAAGAGGAAATACTAGATGGCGATGACACCGGAAGCGAAGCTCTACCAGTTGATCAAGAAGAACATGACGAAGGCATATCTGACGAGGATCGAGTCGAGGGTGGGTCTGGGGATACCGGACGTTTTGGTAGCTTTGCCTTTGACGAAAAAGTGGACGATGTTAGAGTTGAAAATAGTAAGCCGTGGGTATTCGGTAAAACTTAGTCCGCATCAGTACGCTTTCCATCTAAAACATGCTGATTTAGGTTGTCCTAGTTTTATACTTGTACAGTACCACCCAAAAGGAGCCACTAAAACGACCGAGGTTGAGTTATTACTGTATGAAGGTAGGGTAGCCAGGGTGTTGCTAGAAAAAGGCGTCAGATCCCCTCCTGTAGCTTCCTATAAGCTTTCAGATGTAGACTGGGACGACTTAACAGAAAAGTTATCCCAATGAAAAAGACCCATAGTGATCAGCTATGGGTCTTTTTACATCAATAGTTTTTTACTTTGCCTTACTTGCGTTTGTCCCTGTTCATAAAGGCTTGCACAAAGGCGAAAATAACCAGTCGTTTGATCAATTTAAATAGCCCTTTGTTATCGATATGGGCAGTCATTATTTATCACCTCTTAATGTTTCTATGACACCCTCATGCCTCTTTTGATTAAACGCGATTAGCGTATCAATTATGATCAGTTGAATTTTTAATAATTCTGTATAGATATGGTTACAATTTTCGTACAATTCGAAGTGTTCTCTAAACGCAAAGGACTTAAAGTCGAATTCTTTAAACTTAGTATTACTAAGTAAATCAGTTATTTCATCAAACCTAATATCTTCAGGGTAACGTAAAAAAACAATGTCTAAAGTTGCTTTTTGTGCATGCGTCAAGTTGCTCATTCTGTACTCTCCGATATTCTAAAATCACTCATGTTGTATGGTTCAATAAAACGCGCGCTCACACCCAAGCCTATAGGCGCCATACTCTGCTAGTATTTTCAACATATCATCACTCATTTTATGTTCTCCAAATTGTTAATCGTTTCTATAAAAACGTCATCATAGCCATCTAATATGTATTGATCGGCCAATTTTTGCGCCTGTTCTATATTTAAATGGCTGTCGTTTACTTCAACGCCGCCAACCCATACAGTAAAATTTTCGTTCATGTTGCAGCCCCCACTGATAAACCCGTGATTCGGTAAAATTTTCCTGATTTGTTCATAACGTCAATTGTGCCGTATTCGTAAACACGAATAACTTTAAACAATTCACGATTAGAACCATATAGTATGTAATCGCCCTCTTTCATTTTGTCACCTTTATTGTGTCGAACCATTCGGGCCTAAGCTTGATTGTCTCGGGCCGGCCCGTGCTTGATTCGCGTTTAGTTACTTCTAAAATAATATCTTCACCGGGTAACGCGCTAATAGCGGTTGCTTCGGCATGGCTGGCCCAGCCGTCCATATCGTCGTTAAAATCTTCAATGACGCTGTTTAAAAACGCTTCTAGTTTGGTATAACCAATGGTGTTAAGTATTAGCATTTTAAATTGTCCTTTAAATGGCCGGCGCTACACTGACGCGTTGATTGTCTTGCCCAACTGCAATACCTGGTAGGGTGGCTCTGACCCGTTTGAGCCAAATATTGCCACCAAGAGGCCATTGGCCTGATTTTCAGCAGCCCGCGCGTTCGTACGCTGTGCGCGTGCGGTCGAGAAGTCTCCTGCTAGTAAAGCCTGTGCCGATAAAACCCAGTACGCGCGTAATCCGCACGTCCAATCTTGGACGTGCTTATTTAGAGCCAGCTCGTGGGGGTTTGCTAAAACTTCGATTTTGATTTCTTTCATGATTTTTTCTCTCTGTATATTAAAACGTTAAATAAAGCAAAATAAAACAGCAGTAATAAGTAATATTGTAAACAAAAATAACTCGAATAAAATAGGTGTTTTCCCTACGTTTGCGCAATTTAACTCGCGCCATGTTTGATCATACTTTGACATAATGTTAAATGACCCTATTAAATTTTGCATCAAAAAATAGCACCCAGTTACAATCGTCATAGATACTCGCGGGGTAAACTTCTACTTTACAGGGTTTGCCATTTGCAAACATTTTGATTGACCGGCGCCGTGATCAGCGCCGGTGTTTACTTGATTACGCCGCTACAGCGCCGGCCGTGGCATCAATTGTATTAATGTAATCGGCGGCTTTTTGTGCTAACGCGGCGGCCTTAAAAATCGCCGTTTTATCGTCATTCAATACTTTTAGCCAGTTCCCTATATACCCTGCGTGTCTTAAATCGCCGTCAATAGAATAATCGGCGCATAAAAACGCGGCGCCTAATTCGGCAACTAATTCCTCAAAAGCATAATCTGGGTTACCAAATCGGCCTTTTGACAAGTCACGATCTAAACGGTTTTTATGACTTGTCCAATGCGTTAACTCATGGAACCCAGTAGCATAATACGCCGCTTCGCTGATAAAAGTGTTTTTATTGGGTAACTGTATACGATCAAGGGAAGGCATATAAAATGCCGCGTCGCCGCCATGGTTGATAGCGGCGCCAGTTTTAATAATACGTGATTCTGCTAAAGTAATAGGGGTAAAATCGCCGGCGGCGTCATTAGGCGCTACAGCTGGCGCTGGCATATTTTCCGCTTGGTCTAAGTTAAAAACGCAATATGACTTAACCATAGCGAAGCTTTTCTTTTCTGTGTCGCCGGCGGCGTTAACTTCGTTTTTTACAATAGATTTAAAAAATACAATATGCGTCCCCTTTTCGCCTTTTTTAACATTGCCGCCGGCTTCGCTAATCTGCTTGTATGTTGCCCAAGTGTTTGACGCATGCAACATGCCGGCCATGCCTAAAATCAAGCGATTAATGCCTGTATAAGCTTTTTTACTTACTAAGTTATGATCAGCGCTAGAATCGGCCCGCCATGGTTTAACCCATGGTGTTACGCCGTTTTCCAATTGATCAATTATTTGATTTGTAATGGTGCTATAGATATCTGTTGTCATGATAATTTTCTCACTGTATAAGTTAAATAAGACTACACTTATAGTGTATGACAATAAAACACAATAAAACACTAATTACTTATACTTTTTAGTTATATATAAGCCCTTTATCCATCAAAATTTCTTATATAGGATAAAATTAAATCTTAAAATGGAACGAATCAAACCGAAATAAGATAATTTTCAAATAGTCGTTAGTCCTAAATAAAACTAAAATCGCCTCATGTTCCTCGCTCTGTTATCCCTTAAACGTGACCCTTAACCCGTGGTTCGCGGTTCGCGGTTCGTGTTCCACGTGAAACAACCCGTGGTTCGTGGTTCGTGTTTCACGTGGAACGGTGCAAGGTTCGCTATGCCCTGTAATGGTGCAGGTTTCACGGGCAATGTTTCACGGGCAATGTTTCACGGGCAATGTTTCACGTGGAACGATTCAGTGTTAACGAGCATAGGGTAAACGAGCATAGGGTAAACGAGCATAGGGTAAACGAGCATAGGGTAAACGATCATGGGGTAAACGATCATGGGGTAAACGATCATGGGGTAAACGAGCATAGGGTAATCCCTTAAGGGTTAACCCCTAGGGTACCTTGGGCTGTTTCACGTGGAACAAGGATCGCGGTGACCCGTCCCCCTTTTTTTACCCCCCTTCTCGGCTGGCGTCGACTTAAGCCCTATTTCACACATTTTATGGGAGCCTGAACGAAAATGACTTCTTGCTCCTTGTAAAAGGCCCCCGGTTCGTGTACAAAGTAACTTGACTAAAAATTTTTAGCAAAAATACACCAAGAAAACACCCCTATGACGATTGAATCAATCGAAACCATCGAACCTGACACAGAAGAGCTACGCTTAGAGCTACGTCTTCGGATGCTCGAGGCCCAAGAGCAGGCACAAAATAACTTTCTTGCCTTCTGCAAGTACGTGTGGCCCGAGATGCTGATTGGCGAGCACCACCGTAAGATTGCCTCGGCCCTTGATCGGGTAATCTCGGGCGACTGTAAGCGCTTGATGATTGCGATGCCCCCTCGCCACGGCAAAGAAATTGCGCACAGTACGCCTGTCTTGACCCCGAAGGGTTGGACAAAGCATGGGATGCTCAAGCCTGGTGATCAAGTGTTTCATCCATCGGGCAATCCTGTTTCTATTTTGGCGGAATCCAAAGAGCATGTTGATGATTATCTTGTCACAACGTCTTCGGGCGAAACGATTCGTTGTCACGCGAACCATGAGTGGACAGTCTATGACCGTTCCCGCGGTGCGTGGCGCGTGGTGGAAGCCAAGTACTTAGCGACTAAGAAGCTTCACTCTGGTCCCGAGAACAAGCGTGGGGGCAGGTATCGGTTTCAGTTGCCTGAAATTATGCCATTAAATTTTGAAGAAAAGGTTTTGCCTCTTGACCCTTATTTCCTTGGAACGTGGCTCGGGGACGGGACAGCAAGTGGGGCAGACTTTGTGTATCACCCCTCGGATCCCGAACCGCGGATCGAGATTGAGCGTCGTGGTTTTGTTGTAAGCTCAGAGCATAGCCATGCCACCACAAGCGTGATCAAAGCTACGTTTGGTGGGCAGGGTATTCGGAAAGTTTTAAAAAAGCTTGGAGTTTATAGAAACAAGCACATCCCTGATATTTATTTGCGCTCTTCGATTGAGCAACGACTAGATCTTCTTGCAGGGTTGATTGATACGGATGGACACGTAGAGCGCACGACAAGTCGAGTTCGGATTGCCACTTGCTCTGAGTTTTTAAAATGCTCATTGGTGGAGTTGTTGACTAGTCTTGGTCAACACCCTTATGTGCATGAGCAGTTACCTTGTCTGAGCACCAGTGGTATTCAGGGCAAGCAGATTGTTTACTACGTTGGGTTTCAGCCTACTTTGGATATCCCAACACAGATACCGAGAAAGCGTGTGCAAAGGGTGAGCTTGTCTAGACGCGCAACAGCGATCACACAAGTGGAGTTTTTGCCAAACGGGGAGATGGGCAAGTGCATTCAAGTGGATGCACAAGATGGGCTGTATTTGGTTGGGACTACATTGATTCCTACCCACAACTCGCAGATGGGAAGTTTCTTGTTCCCCGCTTATTTAATGGGCAAACGTCCAACGAGTAAGTTGATTGTTGGGTCGCACACCGCGGAGCTCGCACAGCGCTTTGGGCGCATGATTAGAAATCTTGTGTCTGAGGATAACTATCGGGATCTGTTCCCCGAGATGGCGTTGTCAGCGGACAGTAAAGCAGCGGGTCGTTGGGATACAAGCGCGGGTGGCGAAGCGTTCTTCATTGGCAAGGGCGGTGCGATGACGGGTCGTGGCGGGGACGTGGTTATTCTTGATGACATTTTGGATGAGCAAGATGCGGTGTCCAACACGGCGATGGAGAACACGTGGTCGTGGTACACCTCTGGACCTCGTCAGCGCTTGCAACCAGGTGGTGCGATTATTGTGATCAACACCCGTTGGAAGACGGACGATTTGTCGGGGCGCTTGCTCAGGCAACAAGGTCAGTTAAAGACGGATCAGTGGGAGGTGTTGGAGTTTCCTGCCATCTTGCCAAGTGGCAATCCTTTGTGGCCCGAGTACTGGAAGCTTGAAGAGTTAGAGAAGGTCAAGATGTCCATTGGTTTGCGTAAGTGGCAAGCGCAGTGGCAGCAGCAACCCACGGCGGAAGAGGGTGCGATCTTGAAACGTGAGTGGTGGCGCGCGTGGCCCGACCAGCATCCGCCCCCAGTGGACTACATTATTCAAAGCTATGACACGGCGTACTCCAAAAAGGAGACGGCGGACTTCTCTGTTATTACGACATGGGGTGTGTTTCACCCGACAGCGGACGACGGGCCGAACGTGATTTTGATGGGGGTGAAAAAGGGGCGCTGGGATTTTCCTGAGCTCAAGCGCGTGGCGATGGACGAGTACAGGTATTGGCAACCCGATAATGTGTTGATTGAAGCCAAGGCTACGGGCACGACTTTGCAACAAGAGCTTAGGCGAGTGGGGATTCCTGTGACGATGTACGCCCCAGGGGGTAGGCGCGCGGGGCAAGACAAGGTTTCCCGTGCGAATGCGGTGGCACCTATTTTGGAATCTGGAATGGTTTGGGCGCCCGACACAGACTGGGCGGAGGATCTGATTGAGGAATGCGCTGCGTTCCCCAATGGCGACCATGATGACCAGGTGGATAGCACCATACAGGCGCTCATGCGGTTTAGGTCGGGCAACTTCATTACTTTGTCCACCGACGAGCAATGGGGTGACACCAATGAAAAAGAAGTTGTACCAGAGTACTATTAAGGGATACAATCAGGCGAGGCATATCAGGATGCACAGGTGCGATAAGGACATTTCACGATGACACAAGAAGAACTTTTGCAACAGCAGTTAATGGGCACTCCCACAAGCGCTGCGGCACAGATGCGTCAATTTAACACTGTAAACCCTGCGCAATATGCAGCGGGTGGTCCAGTTGATTGGCAAGACTGGATGAACCAGACTTTGGAAGGCAGTGTGCCTTCCTCTACTTATCAAGCCCCGTTATACGGGGGCATGGACCAATCTACTTTTGCAGGAATGCCTGCCTCAGCCCCTACCACATACCAGTACCCAGCTTACGGCGGGATGCCAGAGGATGTGTTCAATTGGACCGCGCCCCGCGTATCTGGGGGACAGCTTATCCAACCTGAAAGACAAGCCCCTGTACAATTTGAAGCGCCGTTGCCTTTTACAACGCCAGCGCCTACTCCTGACTTTGGTACTCCAAATGTTCCTACTGAAAATGTATTTGCAGATGCGATTGCTCTTGCGGATATTGCCCCTGAGACTAATCCGTTTATTGCCCCCGTTGCGCCTGTCGCACCACCTACGCCTGTCGCACCACCTACGCCTGTCGCACCACCTCCGCCCGCACCACCTCCGCCCGCACCAGTTTACACTCCCCCATCCGCCCCTGTTCCTCAAGCGCCCGCCCCAATATATGCTCCACAGCCTGTTGTTGACCAAGGCAGAATAGATGCCGAAAGGGCAGCGGAAGAAGCGAGACTGGTTGCACAAGAAAACCAGCGGATTGAAGCTATTCGGGTTGCTGAAGAAAACGCACAAGCGGCTGAACAAGAGCGGATTGCGGAGGCGGGCAGGGTAGCCGAGGCCAACCGTATTGCCGAGGCCAACCGTATTGCCGAGGCCAACCGTATTGCCGAGGCAGGCAAGATAGCGAAAGCCGACGCAGATGCAAAAGCGAAAGCCGACGCGGATGCGAAAGCGAAAGCCGAAGACAAAAGAATTTCGGACGCTGTTGCGGCAGCTCTTGCGACAGAGCAAGAAAGAATTGCTCAACGAGATAGGCGAACCTTTAGTAACGGTATAGATATCACGGGTTCAGGCGGCAGTAGCTGGTATGGCACAAACTAATTAACGTTTTAAATAAAGAACAAGGTACTTAAATGCCCATTGATAAAAGCGTCAACCCCGCTCCCTTAACTGTTGAAATTGAACAGGAGGAAATGCCTGACATTGAAATCTACTTAGAGGAAGATGGCAGTGCTATTGTTGAGATAGGTGATGACGAGGAAGTAGGCTTTTATGATAACCTCGCCCTGATTATCGACGAAAGCGATTTATCCCATATATCGATTGAACTGATGTCTTTGTTCGAGGCGGATAAGTCGGGGCGCTCTGATTGGGAGCAAATGTACTCAAAAGGTCTTGACCTCTTGGGGTTAAAGATAGAAGAACGCACCAAGCCTTTCCGAGGCGCTGCAGGTGCAGTGCACCCGATGCTTACCGAAGCGATTGTGCAGTTCCAATCACAAGCATTAAAAGAACTCTTGCCTGCAGGCGGTCCTGTACGTACACAGGTAGTTGGCAAAGAAACGTTAGAAAAGGCACAGCAAGCCTCTCGTGTACAAGACTTCATGAACTACCAGATTACTTCTGTCATGAAGGAGTACACCCCTGAGTTTGACCAACTGTTGTTCTACGCAGGTTACGGTGGTTCGGCATTCAAGAAGATTTACTATGATGAGCAATTAGGGCGCATGGTAAGTAAGCTTTGTTTACCTGATGATGTGTACATCCCTTATTGGGGATCGAGTGTCATGAGCGAATGCCCGCGGATCACG